AGATGAAAGGGCAGCCCGTTCGTTTGATTATCGGCGACACATTGGCGCGCATGAGCGCAGGCGCAAACGAAAACAGCGGCGAGGATATGGGGCCGGTCATGGCGCGCTTCGACCAGGTTGCCGCCGCAACAGGCGCCGCCGTTATGATTATCCACCATACCGGCAAGGACGCCGCTCGAGGCGCTCGTGGCTGGTCTGGCATACGGGCGCATATCGACACCGAGCTTGAGATTGTCGAGAAAGACGGCGCACGATCCGTCACCATCACGAAGCAGCGAGAGCTGCCGAGCAAGGGCGACGTGATCTATTTCAAGCTCGAAGTCATCGAGATGGGCACGACTAAATTCGGGTCGCCGGCGACGACGTGCGTGGCGGTAAACGACGACGATGCGGAGGACAAAGCGCCGCATAAGAAGCCGTCAAAATATGACGAAAGCTTGCGAACAATGGAGCGCGCCTGGCTGGAAACGGGGGCGGAACAAAGGAACGGTTTTCCCTATCTGACGCGATCAGGATTGCGTGAAATTCTGATGAGCGATGGGACTTCAGAGCGCACTGCCAGGAACAAAACAGAGCCGTCGAGGCAGGACGGATACATTGCGCCGTTGCTGAATGCGGGCGTGATTCAGGCGTTTGAGCATGGCTGGCTGTTCATTAACGAGACGCAGATAAACGCAATGATGTTGCGAAGATCGTCAAAAAATGTGTCCCCCTGATTCCCCTGATCCCCCTAGGGGGTATTTGGGGATTCGGGGCAAAATAGCGGACAAATCCCCCGCCCCTCCCCTACACACTATGTGTAGGGGGAGTAGGGGGACCGATATGCGGGGGATTTGGGGAGAGGGGAGTATAATTTATGCGAGATATAGGCAAGAATTTGAAACGTGACGATTCGGCGGGAAAAGAGAGGTGAATTTTGACGCGGCGTAAAACGGATGAGGGGAGCAACGACCCCAACTCCCGCCAGGTCGGCGGGGATCACTACAAGGGCAAGACCGTGCAGCCGTGGGACTTCATCGCGGCGAACGAGCTCGGCTTCTTTGAAGGAAATGTTGTAAAATATGTGACCAGATGGAAGGACAGGGGCGGCGTGCAGGATCTACACAAGGCGCGCCATTATCTTGATAAATTGATTGAGGTGGCGGGCGATGGCGCGCAGAACTAAGACGCCAGAGCAAGAGGAGGAAAAGCAGCGCAAGATCCACGCGGTGCTTCAGGGGATGCGGGAAGGCAAAAGCGCCTTCAAGGCGTGTCAAGCGGCGGGTGTTGCGCAGAGCACGTTCGGGTTTTGGGTGGATGAAGATCCGCAACTTGCTGTAGAATACGCGCGCGCGAGAGAGGATCTGATCGAGCGCATGGCGCAGGAGATTCTCGAGCTGAGCGACGCTGACGTGGGTATGCAGCCGGACGGCAAGAAGGACTGGGCGGCGGTGCAGAAGCATCGTTTGCAGGTCGACAGCCGCAAGTGGCTGCTCTCCAAGCTGGCGCCGAAGAGGTACGGCGATAAGATCACGCATGCCGGCGACGAAGAGAACCCGGTCAAGGCGGATATCAGCATTCGATTCGTCAAGGCGGCAGATGCCTAACATCGACCTTCCCGAATGGTCAGAGAAGCTCTTCGATGAGGACGCGCGGTACTTCGCCCTCGTCGGCGGCCGCGGTAGCGGTAAGAGCTATTCCGTCGCGTCGGTGCTTATCCTGCGCGCGGCGTCGATGAAGCTGCGCATCCTCTGCGCTCGAGAGATTCAGAAGTCGATCAAGGACTCGGTGAAGCGCCTGCTCGACGATACGATCGAGCGCGCGGGGTTGCGCGACTTCTTCGTTTCCACCGATACCGAAATCCGCGGGAAGAATGGCTCGCTGATTCTGTTCGCGGGTTTGCGGACGAACATCGAGAGCATCAAGTCGATGGAAGGCATCGACATCTGCTGGGTTGAAGAGGCGCAGACCGTCAGCCAGGCGAGCTTGGATATTCTCATTCCGACGATCCGAAAGCCGAACAGCCAGATCTATTTTACGTGGAACCCGAACAGGGCGGACGATCCGGTTGATGCGATGTTCTTGAGCGAGAACCCGCCGCCGAAAACGGTGTTTCTGCGCGTCAACTTTGACAGCAACCCCTGGTTCCCGAGCGTCTTGCGCGCCGAGATGGAATACGACCGCTCCCGCGACCCCGAGAAGTACAGCCACGTCTGGATGGGGTCGTATCTGACCAACAGCGAGGCGCGGGTTTTCCGCAACTGGCGCATCGAGGAGTTCGAGGCCCCGCCAGACGCCATACACCGGCTTGGGGCGGACTGGGGCTTCGCAGTCGACCCTACGGTGCTGGTCCGCTGCTACATCGCCGGGAGGACGTTGTACGTCGACTACGAGGCATACATGGTTGGCTGCGAGATCACGTCGACGCCCGACCTGTTTATGACGGTGCCGGACGCCGAGCGCTGGCCGATCATCGCGGATTCGGCGCGCCCCGAGACGATCAGCCACATGCGGCGGCACGGCTTCCCGAAGATTCTGCCCGCGGTGAAGGGGCCGAAGTCGGTTGAGGAAGGCATCGAGTGGCTCAAGAGCTTCGATATCGTCGTTCACCCGCGCTGCCAGCATCTGATCGACGAACTGTCGCTCTACAGCTACAAAACTGACCCGTTGACAGGCATGGTCTTACCTGCTCTCGCCGACCGCGACAATCACTGCATTGATGCGTTACGATATGCACTCGAGGGCGTGCGCCGGGCGAAGGTCTCAGCCACGCCCGCCGTGGTGACGCCGATTCCGATAGCCAACCGATGGTAATCGCATGGTCCGAATGACAAAGAGCGAGCGTCTCGACAAGCTCCACCAGGAGGCGATGTCGCAGTTTGACGACATTCAGTCGGCGCTTCGGGACGAGCGGCTGCAATGTTTGCAGGATCGGCGCTTCTACTCGATCAGCGGCGCGCAGTGGGAAGGCCCGCTCGGTTACCAGTTCGAGAACAAGCCGCGTTTTGAGGTCAACAAGGTTCACCTCGCTGTCATCCGCATCATCAACGAGTACCGCAACAGCCGCGTCACCGTCGACTTTGTTGCCAAGGACGGCGCGATTAACGACCGTCTCGCCGATACCTGCGACATGCTGTTCCGTGCGGACGAGCAGGATAGCGTCGCAAACGAGGCGTACGACAACGCCTTCGAGGAGGCGGTCGGCGGTGGCTTCGGTGCCTGGCGGCTGCGGACGTGCTACGAGGACGAGTACGACCCCGAGAACGAACACCAGCGCATTATGATCGAGCCGATCTATGACGCGGACTCGTCTGTTTTCTTCGACCTCGACTCCAAGCGCCAGGACAAGGCGGACGCCAAGCACTGCTTCGTCGTGTCATCCATGACGCGCAAGGCGTACAAGGCACAATACGGCGACAGCCCGTCCGACTGGCCGAAGGAGATCCAGCAGACGGAGTTCGACTGGGACACGCCCGACGTGGTGTATGTCGCCGAATACTATGTCGTCGAGGAGGTGTCCGAGCTGCTGCGCATGTGGCGTGACATCGGCGGCAACGAGGAGCGCTACACGCAGGCGGACTTCGACGCCGACGAGGAGCTGGAAGCAACGCTGCTCGCCATTGGCTCGACCGAGGTACGTCAGCGGCGCATCAAGAAGCGGCGCGTTCACAAGTACATCTTGAGCGGCGGACGCGTGCTCGAGGACTGCGGCTACATCGCAGGCACGTGCATTCCGATCGTGCCGGTATTCGGCAAGCGCTGGTTTGTTGATAACGTCGAGCGTTGCATGGGTCACGTGCGCCTGGCGAAGGACGCCCAGCGCCTGAAGAACATGCAGCTCTCGAAGCTCGGCGAGATCTCGGCGCTCTCGAGCGTCGAGAAGCCGATCATGGTGCCGGAGCAGGTCGCAGGGCATCAGATCCAGTGGGCGGAGGATAACCTCAAGAACTATCCATATCTGCTCATCAACCCGATCACGACGCCGGATGGCAGCCAGCAGGCAGCCGGTCCCGTTGCCTACACACGCAGCCCGCAGATTCCGCCGGCCATGGCCGCGCTCTTGCAGCTCACCGAAGTGGATATGCAGGACATCCTCGGCAACCAGGGCGAGGGCGACA